CACGCTGATGTTGGCCGGGTTCCAGGTGGTCGGGATCAGCACCGACTTGTGCCCCCATGAGGTATTGTCTACGCCGGCCAACATCAGCGTGTCACCGCCTTGAGGGTGTAGCAGAGCCGCTGCCCGGCGACCGTCGAGCCGATCTGCGTGACCTTGAATTCGACCAGGTCGCCGGCGTCGACATCGATCACGACCTCGTCATCGACACCGTCGATCACGCCGGCGGTGAACACGGTGCCGGCGGCGGTGAATTTCGGCTGCGTGCCGAAGATCGAGGCGCCGTTGACCTCGATATCGAGGATCAGGTCGGCGCCGGTCGCGGCCGTCCGCAGGTGGCCGATGTCGCCGGTAATCGTCGCGTTGCGCGGCATGACGACGGCGCCGTAGGCCTGCACCGCCAGATCCTTGCCGGTGCCGTCGCTGTCGTATCCGGCATAGAACGGGATGTCGATCGGCTGGCCGACCGCCGCCGCGATCAGCGCCTGGATGGCGGTCAGCAGCTGGGTGTTGTCGGTCTTGTCAGGCACCTCGCCGGCGCCGGAGACAACATTGCGGATCTCGTCCTGCACCATATTGAGCCACCAGGCTGGTACGTCGGTTGCCGGTATGGCGCCGGCCGGGTTGCCTTCGGTGAAATATTGCTCAACGCCGGCAACCGGAACGGCGTCAGGGGCAGCAGCGGACGTTGCATTATCAATTTTGTACATCAGGCTTCTCCATAGGCGAAAAGGACGTGGGTGTGGGCAGGCTTGCGCCGGGTGATCTCGCATTCGAGGCGTTCGTTGCCCCAGGTGCGGACAGGCTCACCGGCCTTGCTCTGGCCGGCCTTGAAGGGACGGATCGTGGTCTCCGGTGCGTTGACCTGCCAGACAAACCACCAGTCTTCACCGCAGCACGGGCTGCCGGCCGTGAAACCGGCCGTCAGCGGCCGGAACTCGGTGATGGTGATCTCGTAACCCAGCGCCGCGGCCAGAGCGATATAGAAAGCACGCGACTGTCCACCGCGGGACGTGATGTGGGCATGCAGGGTCAACCGGCGTTCGGCAACGGTCTGGTCAATGCCGGCGAGACAGGTGGTCGGCAGCCCGGCAACCCGTTCCCAATCGGTCAGCATTTCATCGGCACTGCGCGGGTCGGCTTCGTCGATCAGCGCAATCGCCCTGTTATGATGACGGCTGAGGCCATCGGCAAAGCCCGATAAGAGCCTGGTGAGAACGGCATCCGGATCACGCGGCCAGGCGGCGCCGGGCGGCAGCAGCTGCTGCAGAAGGTGGGTATAATCGGCGGCTGTTGATTTCATCATCAGCTCCACGGATAGGTGCCGACGACGGCGATCTGGCCGGTCGTGTGGGTGATGTCTGCGGCGGGATCAGTCAGGGCATGATCGGTCTCGCCGGCAGCGACGGAAATGGCCTCTCTCAGGTGCGAGATCAGGATCGTCGATCCGGGTTCGGCTTCGCGGCGGATCAGATCGGCGACCTCGGCCTCGATCGCCGCCTCAACGGCAGCGGTCGTTGGCGTGATGGTCAAACCGGCAATGTCGAGCGGCACGGCAACGGGTGCGACGACGGTCAGATCGGCGGTCACCGGGCGGACCAGATCAAGAGCCGCCTGGACGGCCGCGACATCACCAGCCAGCGGGATGCCGTCAGCGTAGGTATCGTCCATCATGAAGCGGACGACGACTTTACCGAGACCGCCTTCCAGCGGATAAACCCATGCCCGCGTCACGCCCGGTTGTGCCAGCGTCCATTTAACATAATCAAAATCGGCACCGCCATGCGGCGGTTGCTGAATCCGATCGACAATTCGAAGCCTGTATGCGGTATCGGCCTCGGCATCGGCGCCGCCGATCAAGCCGCCGGCGGCAACTGCAGCGGCACTGGTGATGCCAGCGATCGGCGAGACCAGGCTGAGCGCAGCGGCGGCATCGGCATTGCCGGCCTCGGCAGCAGCAAGGGCCGTGACGGCAACCGTGGCGGTGCCGGCAGCAATGGTCGCCTCGGCGTCGGTTGTGTATTCAACGTCATCGGATCGGCGCAGCCGGGTACCGGCGGCAATAACCACGCCGTTGGTACCGGCCAGCGTGACGTTGCCCTGGGCGAAAGCGGCCGGCGTCCTGGTGATGCCCCAGATGGCGCCGTGCCGGTCAAGGATTTCGGCTTCGGCGGTATCGGCCAGGATCTGCTGCGAGATCCAGTCAACAAAGGCATAGAGCGTGTGCTCGCCACCGGCGAGAACGCGAGCCATGACGTTGAGATTGGAATTGCGCAGCCGGGCATCGGCACCGGGCAGACGCGCCTCGATGTCGGTCTCGGCCGCTTCGATCAGATCGGTCAGGGACGGGCGTATAAACGGCATCAGGCGGCGCTCCTCTTTTCCGATCGGTCGCTATAGCCGGATTTGACAAATCTCTCGGCCGCCTTTTGAGCTTTCCGCTCGCTTTTAAACGGCCCCAGGCTTTCGCCTGAAACGGCGCAATACCAGCCGTCGATTGCCATCCATACGTGACCGATACGGCTTTCGGAACCGGTGACTGGGCCTGAATTATTCGGCATCGCCTTTTTCCACTGGATTGCTGATGGATGGATGCTGGTGTTCATTCTGCCGCTCCCTGCTGGCCTTGCCAGGCGTAGTCATATTTGAAGTCGACGGCGCCGGCCTGCGGGCGGTAAATGACGATCCGGAAACCGAGCACACCGGTGCGAACGATTTCGACATCGATGTCGATGCGATCGCAGACGCCGTCCTCGATCATCCAGGCCAGCGCCTCGCGGCAGTATTCCCTGGCACGTGCCAGCACCGACGCCGTTTGCTTTTCACGGCTGAGCAGCCACAGCCTTGAGCCGATGCGGGCCCCATCGACAGGCTTGCCGTCAACGGACGGTGGCGCCACGTCACCCCACCAGCCGCGCCGGTCTGAAGCTTCGGCCGGCAGTTCGTCATCGGGATTGGCGCGACGGTCGGTAAACAGGGAAATGATGATCGCCGTCTCAAGGCCCGGATCGGCCTCAAGCGCGCCGGCGTCGAGGGCAAAATCCGAGACCATCTGATCGCCGATGAAAACGGCTTTGATGTCGGTCATATTGCCTCCGGATGGTTTGAGGGAATATCCGGTTGATCGAGACCGTGCTCGGTTGGCGCGTCAAACGCTGCGCCGGTCGTATAGGTGTCATCATGCCAGTTCGTACCGCCGAGCCATGTGCGGCGCTGACCATAACCGGCAATATCATCCTGACGATAGCTCCGGGCATGCAGTTCCAGTCCATCGGCATCGATGCGGCACACGCCGTCCGTTTCGAGCAGGATGTTTTGACCCTTCAGGTGCAGACCGTTTCGCTTGATATGCACGACTTGATCCTGATCGTCATAGAGTGCGACTTCACCACCAGAGAGGCCCTTGAGGCGGTACCGCCGGTCCTCGACCGCAACGACGACGGTGTTGGAACGTGAGCCGCCGAGCGCCACGAAAACGGATTCAGCACCGACCTGCGGCACAGACGTGAATCCGTACTCCTGCAGGCGCTCACGCAGATCCATGACCTCGTCAGCCAACGCCTTGAGTTGCAGCGTCTGCAACTCGCCGGTATCGTCGACGGCCGTGATGATGGCACGACCGATTTGCAGCCTGAGCTTGGTTTGAAGTTTTGTTAGCAGTTTGCTTATTGTGGTCATGTTCATAGGCCCCACGCCCCCGCCGGTTCGCCGCGTGCCAGGCTTGTAAACGCAAGCGGATCGACGAGGGCCAACTCGGCGGTGGTTCCTTCGGTTGCCGCACGGGCATAAGTAACGGCTGAGATCAGCATTTTTCCCGACAGATTAACTTCCGGGATGTCGCAATCAACGAGTGTCAGCGGTCGCCAGATTCCGGACGGATGGTACCATCCCTGAACGGTCGTGGTCAGACGTCGCGCACGTCCCCGCCGGACAGCCGCTTCCCATTCAGCACGCTTCTGACAGCCGGCCGCATTGACGGTTTCCTCGGCAATCACGGTCAGCGGTCTATAACGGGTAATTCCGTTGTCGGTAGCGGTGCCTTTCGGTCCGTTGGCGTCAGATGCATCTGACAGGCCGATACCGGAATCCTGCCCCTTGACCGTATAGATTGAAAAGCGCTCGGCGTGATTAAAAGTCGCCGATGCGGTTAATACGTTGCCATTCCGGCCCGTCTTCAGGAACGCGCCGGAACTGGTAGCGCTCTCGCCCGACGTCAGCAGCAATGATCCGGTTGTCGTTGACGTTGGTAGCAGACCCTTGATCCTGCAGAGGCGTTCGATCGCTGAAAAAACTGTCTCGCCTTCATCCAGCTTGAACAGTTTCACAGTCTCGTTCGCGGCAGCCGCTGCGACGATGACATTAATGCCGAAGGGTTTGCACAGATCTTCGGCAATTGCCGCAATGGATTGATCTTTCCATTCGCCACCCTTGTGCACGGCAGCGCAGTCGACCAGGTCGCCGGTCTTGTCACGACCGGTTGCGGTGATGGTGTGATCGTCCCCGGAAATTGAAAGCTCGACGGCGTCGAGGGAA